CTTCTGAGCCTCGCTCAGTTGGCGGTCGTACTGTTCGCGCATGCGCTCGGTGCGCTTGTTCAACACCTCATCGAGCTTCCCATCCGCGATCAGTTGCGCTTCCTCGTTCTCGGCCAGTTGCTGCTCGAGCTTTCGGGCACGCTCGGGGTCAATGCCTTCATACTGCTTGAGCTGGTCTTTCATCTTGCGCTGGGCGTCGAGGAGCTCGTCCCGCTTGGTCTTGAGCCCGCCGACTTCTTTGTCGAGCGCTTCTTGATGTCGTGCAGACAAGGCCTCCTTGAGGGCTGTCGCTTTCTCTTCGTCCAGCTCGATGCCGAGCTCGTTCAGGTCGATGTCCAGAGACATGGTGTTGTGCTCCTTGAGCAGGTTTGCGGCCCGCCTTGCGGGCATGAAAAAGCCCCAGCGAATGCCGGGGCCGTGTTGCTAGATGCGATGCGGGGCTACGCCGCGTCGCCGAATACTTCGCGAAACGCCTCACGGTTGCGAGCGCGCAGCTCTGCTATTGAGTAGCGGGTGCCATCCGCGCGGATCATCTGCTTGATGCTGATCTTGCCTTCCTTGAAGAGCCGATAACGGGTCTCGCCGAAATACTGCTTGGCGAACGCGGCATTACCCGGGCGCCTCAGGAATTCGCTCATACTGGTCGATGCCTTGACCTGGCCGACCATGTCCTCGGGTCGGTCGTCCTTGCGTATCCGGCGGATCGGTTTGAAGGCTTTCACGTAAGGGCGCTCGCCGCTGATCTTGCCGCCGAAGTAAGGAACGAGCACAGATCGGCAATTCCAGTGCAGCGGAGGGCGAGGCAACTTTGGATCGCTGCGCTTCCAGATAGAGCCATCCGTTGAACTGCACACCAAGGAGGTCCGACCATCGATCGTGGCGGTGAAAACAAGCTCATCGACCCCTAATGCTTCGTACACATCGTCATTCGTCGTTGATGACAAATGAGTGCGCCCCGTGCGCACGATGCTCGACAGGTTGTTGCGCGTGGTGTTGAGCACGCCATCCCGGTAGTTGCTCGTCTTCGTGCCGCGCAGCGACCGGATGACCTGCTGATTCGTTTGCCCTTGGGTGATCCCGCCCCTGATGGTCGCGTAAACCCGTTCCCGGGTGGCGGTCGCCTCGTCGCGCAAGGCTGATTCGACGAACCGGCCCATCACCGGCTCTTCCATCGCGCGGCGGTAGACCTGGCGCGCGGACAGTGCAAAAGGCGCCGAGTCGGCCAGGATGGATGCGAACAGCTCCTGGTTGAAGTCGATCTCTTGCTCGACGAACTCGACGGCGTCGCTCTGCCATTTCTCGAGTATCGAGGCACTGAGCGTCGATGCCCATTCATTGATCAGCTGAATGACACCCTGCACGCGGGTCGAGAAGCGGTCCAGACGCTGCCCTGGCTGATAGCGTGACAGCGCAGACAGCTCGCCGGGCGCCAGGTTTTCCAGCCGCTCGCCCAGCTCTCGGGCAAGGTCGCCGCCTGACTCCTCGACGATGGCGCTCATATCCGCCGTCATGCCGCGCGTGTTGCGCTCGACGTTGAGCGCATGCATCAGCACGGCATCGAATGCGGCTTGCTGCGCCACCTCGCGGGATTCGTCGAACTCGGGCATATCAGGCGCTCATGCTGGAGCCGGGTGGCTGTGACTCGATGTATTCGACCTCTTCGTCCCACGTCCGCTCGGGGATCTTGCCGGTGCTCACATACGTCCAGTACGTGGCGCTCGAGATGAGGCCCGCAAGCGCGGCGTTTTGCAGGCTGGTCAGCATCTGGGCGTCGAGCACGTTCAGGGCAAAGTCAGGATCGACCTGGAAATTGACCTCGCCCGGATCGGCGCCAATCATCTCGGCGGCATACTCGAGTGACTGCTGAATGGCTGATGCGGCGGTGGTGACAATGCTCGACAAGGTGGCCGTCTGGTCGTTCTGGCGTGCCTTGCGGGCCTCGCCTGACTCTGTGCCGCCGGCATCCATGACGCGAGCGCCAGCCTCAAGGGCCGCGTTGCGTTGCTCGTCCATGGCCTTGGACGTGGCTTCGATACCGTTGCCTTTGATCTCGAGATACCCAACGCTGCCGTTCTGCGAACCCAGATGCCAGATGGTCGCCGGGCCAGTCGTCTCGAATTTCACGTCGGCCTCGGTCGCGGCCCAGGCTTGCGGATGGGCCGTCTTGTGCAGGCTTTCGTAGTAGTCGGCGCTGAGCTGGTAATACTTGATCGCCGACTTCGCCATGGTGAGAAGCGGCACTTCATCGACGTTGGGTGAGTTGTCGGTCGAACCGCAAAACACCACGGGGATGTACCCGAGACGCTGGCCGCGCCCGTCGCTGGGCTCCACCTCGCCATCGGCAACCGGTGCGTTGGTGTCATCGACCACACTGACCAGCAAACGACCATCGACGATGCGCAGCACGCGATAGACCAGCTCGTAGTCGTGGTCGAACTCATCCACTGAGGTGTCGCGCGATTCTGCGAACACCACGAGCGAGAGATCTTGCCGTCCATCCTGGTCGGTCGTCTTCCAATTGATTGCGCTCTCGGCGTCGTAGAGCGCCACATAGGCGCGACCCTGGCCGTCGATGTCAGTCATCAGCGGGCGACGGCCAGTGATCAGCAGCTCGCGCACGGTACGCATAAACAGCTGTTCAAGGCCGAATCCGTCACTGGTCGCATTCTCGCGCATGTACTCGATGCGATTCGGCAGACTGACGTCTAGCTTGACACGCGATACAAGTCCCATCATCGAGCGTATGGCGTCCTTGACCCATAGCGGGTAGATGGCGCGGTCCTTGTACGACTTGTAGATGGCATCGGCCAATGCCTTGTTCTGGTCCGACAGGTGCTGCATGCCGTCTGTCATCGGCAGATAGACTGCGCCGCGCCATTTGACCAGATCGTCGAGCGCGTCGCGCATGATCTGCCACTCGCGCGCATGCTGTGTGTACTGCGGGTGGCAGGTGGTGACGCTCATGCGTTGCTCCTATCTGAATCCTGGGACGATGACCGAGCCGGTTTTGCGAACGCGGCGGCTTTGTGCGACTGCGAAATAGCGGAAGGCGTCAGCACCGTGCGACGACCAGTCATGCAAAGGCCGATCTTTCCAGCATCCGCGCTTGTCGTCCCACTCCTTGCGGTAATTTTCCAAGCACAGAACGCCCTGCTCCGCCTTCGATATATCAAAGGCGCAGCGCGGTAGAATTTCGCGCACCTGGTCGATGCCGTCATCAATGCCTAGCTTAGGGACGACTTTGAAATTGATGGTGTAGTTCTGTCCGTCCACCTCGTAGCCCTCACGCGCCAACTGCCGGCGCGTCTTCCCATCGCCTCCCAGCTCACGGTTATCGATGTCATGCGGCGCCCAGTGCTCGTCATATGTGTAGCCGCGATCCTTGAGCACCTTCATGTAGTGCCGCAGCCCTTCGCCGCTATTTTCGTAGTAGTCAATGACGTGGAATTCCTCGCCGACTTGGCGAACGAACCAGATCGCCGTTGAGTCGCCCACACCAAGGTCCCAATAGGTCGAGACCGATAGGTGCGAGTTATCCGGTAAGTCGCCAACACGGCGCTCCGCATAGAGCTTCGCGAACTGTTTGGCGTAGTAGGCGCCCTCGACCGATTGCTGGAAAGCTTCAGCGGGAATCGACGGGTATTCGCGCTTCATATCGTCGCCAAGAGTGCGCTCTTTGGCGTGATACCAAGCCTTCTGCCCGGCCCTTAGCTCGATGCCGTGCTTAGCCTTCAGCTCGGCAAAATAGTCCTTGAGGCGCTGCGGCAGAGGCCTATCGGATTCCAACGAGTAAGCGGGATTCTTCCACCACGAGAAGAAAAAGAACTTCCAGTCCAGCAAGCCGAGCGGCGTTCCTGAGAGCGCTTGCTTCTCTGCCTGCTGCGAATACTCATAGAACGAGCCTGCGCGCCCCTCGGCGGTAGACTCGATAGTGACGAAGCACTCATCAGCCACCGCCTCGAATGCGCCGGTGACTATCTCTCGCGCCTTATCTGGGAACTTGGCGCATATCTTCCCGAATTCCGAGACGTGTAGATAACGCAGCGTGCCGCCACGGAACGATGTGCTTATATAAAGCGAGCCACCCTTGGAGAAAACCAGCTCACCGGCCGCGTCGTTGCTGGCCGGATTGGCATGCCGAATCTCCAAAGGCAGATGCTTGTAGGCGTATTGGATCTTCTCGCGGAAAAGGCGCTTGGCGTCATTAAGCGTGTGTGCGATCAATGCGCACTTGGCCGACTCGAACAAGGCGGCGTCCAACTGGATGATGCACTGCTCTGTGGTGAAGCCGAGCTGCCGCGCCTTGAGGATCAAGTTGCGCGTGTGCATGCCTTCGTAGTACGCCAACTGCTCTGGCGTCATTCGAAAGCGAACTTTCTTTCCGCGCTTATCGGTGATTAGGTAGAGGTTATTCAGGCGCCACAGCTTATCCCGCAGCATCGCCCGATGCTGATCGGTCAACGCCATGCTTATGCCTCGCTGGAAAGTTCATCCATCAGGTCGGACAGGCTACTCACGTCCTTATCGCCTTCTTCGGCATCGAGGTTGTACGCCTGACGCTCACCCTTGATCACCTTGAGCTGAGCGTCGACGCCAGCGTTCAGAGAGCGCGAAAACTTGTCGTGGTTCGCCTCGTCGACATCCATCTCCTGCAGGGCAGTACAGAGTTTCTGGGCGATACCTCGCCACTGGGCAAGATCGGCACGATGAGACAGGACAACAGAGGCCGCCTCGGTGGACGCTTCCTCGACGATTTCCTTATCAGTGCGCACTGCGTCCTGCGTACCACTGGTGCGTACCTTATTGCGTACCAGTTTGTCGCGGGCGGCCTGTTGGACCTGCTCAGTGAGGTCGCGCTGCCAACCGTGCTTTCTGG